GTCAATAACGTTAGAAATTTGTTTGAGAGCTCCGCCCTTACCACCTAGTAGTCCTGACAGGAGATTGAGCATTTACGCTCCAACACCTGTCATTTTCCATAGAACAAACAGAACGACAACGACAATGATACCGGCTTTAATCCAGTCTTTCATGCCCCAGTCATTCCATTCCTTTAGCCAGCCCCAAAGATCCTTTAAAAGTTTCATATGAAACCTCCTTAATTAAATTAAAAATGAATTTACTAAAAAACGCCTTTAAAAGCAACCTTCTTAATCTGCATCTTACTGCGCTGTCCTTTTGGTCCCTCACCTAAATTATCTACAACCTTTGGTCCGGGTATTGCTACCTGTGCTGTGGATACTTCTGATGTCTTATTCACATTAGGGCCTGCATAAGGATTCATCTCGTCAGAGACAGTCATTTTCGCATTGGGATATTTAGATCCGTTTATGTATTTAGCTGTAACCATGTTCTTCTCCTAGTGTATTGTCGGTTTCAGCAGTTCGATGAGACCAACAGTGTTGTTATCCATTAAATGCTGTCCCTGGTCGGGTCCCAAGCAATCATAATAGATGACTCGAGCAGCACTCATCATGGCACCGGCTAAAAGTATACTATCTTCACCACTTTTGGAAGTTTTTTCTGCCATTTCCAACATGCCGTTAAAAAAATGCTGTAATTTCACATCCGCTTGTGTCAGTTTTTTCATAGTGTTTATTTTAGACTCATTTATCACTTTTACAATCCCAATATTAGTTCTCAAAACGGATGTCTTTCTTCACATCCACTTTTTTTGGACGTTTTTTACTTTTTTCAACCTCTTTTTGCTTAGTTAAGTTAACATTAGCCCTTAATTGAGCAATGTCCTCCTGAGATTGTATTTTATCTTGTGTTAATTTAGCATCTTGATCCAATTTTTCCTGATCAATGCCTATTTTAGCCTCATCGGCGCGAGTTTTACGCTCAATATCCTGTTCACGAAGATTAATTTCTTGCTGTTTAAGATCTACTAATGGATCTTCTCTTAATTCGTCCATCATTTGTTGTTCTTCTGCCACCATTTCCTCGATCATAAGAGCAATTTTCTCAGCTATCTGTTGTTCCATTGCTTCCTGGAACTGAATTTGTAATTCTTGAGGCAATTGACCTCCATATTGTTGTGCTTGCTCTTGAATTGCTGGGCCAGTTTCCTGTTCCACTTCCGCTCGAGCCTGCAAGCCCACGTGTTCAACGATATGACCTTGTAAAATAGCCGTTACTTGAGGATTATTTTTAACTAAAATAGAAGACATAAATGCGCTGTGTGCGTCAATATGAGCTAATTGATTTTGTTCCCTGAATGCTATCAGCTTCTCTCCTTTCAAGGAAGCAGCATTCTCCACTGCCGGATCTTTTGGTTTAGGGGCTTCAGGAACTGGTAAAATAGTATCAATGTCCTTTACTCCCAGCGCTTGATACATGCGATGATAGGCCTCATACATATTATGAGCTTGAGGATCAGTTTGTGCCAATTGCAATTGCGTCTGCGCCAATGTTACACGCTGAGCCATGGAAAAAATATTAGGATCTGAAACAGGAAGAATGTCTATCTCATCACTAAAATCTTCTACCTTTAAACTTGGGACTGCATCTTTTCCAACTTCATATGGATACATTGGAGGAAGAGACTCAGAAAATATTTTGGCCAGTAATTTAAATTCAATTTTTTGTGCATAATGTAAGCGCTTATGAATAGCAGACATAATGCGAGCGCCTCGTTCCATTAATGCCATTGTAGTTCCAACAGGCGCATTGGATGCAACACTGTCTCCAATCTTTTGATCAGCGACAGAAGCAAATCGTGTTCCTGCTTCAACGACAAAACCTAATAAAGCAAATAAGGTTTGACTTGGTTCTTTATAAGGTAATGGTAATAGTCCCTGGCGAAGATCACCAGAAGGAGCGTCTACATCCCTGAATTCTCCTGGTTGGAGAGGGGAGTCATCATCCTTAATTCGCAACCCTCGAGCTTTAAAGCCCGCTGGAAGATTGGACAACGTACCTGCATCGATAAGCTGTCTAAGTGCTGAGGTTGCAGTTCTTGAGAGCCCTCCGAGCATGTGGATAAGACCAAAACCATAAAAGCTAAAGCCAGGTAAGAACTTATAATGAACAAAATATTGTTTCTTTTTCTTCTTAGGATCATCTTCATTATAATTTCGATAAATAGAAAGAACTTGTGCAGATCCTTCATCTAGAGTGACAATATACGGAACTTTAATTCCATCTTCACTATCTATTCCTTCAATATTTAAATCAACATGCATTTCCAGTAATTGATAATCCTCTTTTTGATAGGATTTTTTCATTCCTGCAATTTGATCTTCTTTCTCTTGAATTCCTGTTTCTGTAGTAGATACCATCAGATCCACATCACGGTACAGTCCCGCTACTTGTAATTTTCTTACTTCATTTTTACTTTTACGAATAGTATGGGTGACGCGTTCGCATGATGGCAGATCAGTTGCGAGATAAGGAACATAAAAGTCATCCGAAGGAATAAATTTAGAAACTGCGCGTTCCAATGCTTCATCATAGTAAACTTTTTTAAATGCTGATCCTGATAAAGGCAGATAAAATAATAATAAATCAAGATCTGGATCATATTCTTCCATAACATGAGAAATTTGATAATTCATATAATCCTTCACCCGTTGAGCCTGCTCCTCTTTTTGAGTGGTGATGTGTCCTAAAATTTGTGTATTAACCGGCCCTCCTGATGGCAGTAATTCTTTATAGGCTTGGGCTTGAAATTGTGTAATGGCTTCAGAGAGCATAGGGTGCGTAACACTGCTTGCTCCTGCGAATGGCATTGTGCGTTCCTGATATTTAAATCCTAAAAGATCAAGTCCCTTTTTGTAAGTGTCTTCCCAATCCTTACGCGAAGCTTTATCATCCTCAAACGCCTCTTGCAGTTCATTTGATATTCTTCCCAGCTCGGAGTCTTCCAAGACTTCAGCCAGATTCATGTCAAAAGTGGTTTCAAGAGTTCTTTCCTGATCGCCTACAATAGCGCTTCCGTCATCGAGTAATTCTACACCAGGCATAGATCCGTCTTCTATTTGCATTTCCACCATTTGCTTAACCGCCTCTTCCTGCTCCTCTGGAAATCCTGCTGGTGGATCTGGGGTAAATCCTAAAGTTCCGATAGGTTTATCAATTGCCATTATGCTACCTCAAATATATCAATTATCTCAGGAGTATACACCATCCCCCCGTCTTTTCTATGAGTTTTATGCGGTAATAGCATTTCCGGTGTCAACTTGATAGCAAAAGCGTCAGTGTATTTGTTTGGTCCAATTTTTACTTTAATAATTTTAATTATGGAATTGTTTTCTTGAGCCGCGCGCTTGAGGGCTTTTTCCAAAACGGAAGTGTAATGCTTTCCAAATTCATCAGTCGCGTCAGGACCTCCGTAGAACTCATCCATTCCAATTCCCTTCATACTTTTTGTACGATCTGACTTCGGCGTTGCCACGCTTCCACTCTGGCGGTAGCGGTCGCGAATAAGCTTGCTCGGTGAGATGGCGTACCACGTCGCCGCGTCGCTTTTCTTGTCCTGGAACAGCAGTTTCGCCGCCTCATATAAATCTCGTTTAATAAGCGTTTCCCCCCATTCGCTCCTGTTCTTGAAAGGAACGTTAGGCTGCAACTGCATCATGGCCTCCTTGCTCAAGGAAACCTGAAGCTCATCCAGCATTTTCTTCTCCATTGCCTGTCCTGCCCTGGCCTGCGCCAAAAGATCAGGATCCGCCTTAACGCCCGCCTCTTTAAGTTTTTGAAAAATTACTTTGTTCTTGGCGAATACGTCAATGAATTGCTGCATCTCCTGCTCGGTCTGAAATATCGGGCGAAAGACGCTCTTGTTCTGAATAAAATATTCCGCCACGGCCGGATCAATTCTTCCAAGATCACTGCCGTACGATGATCTTGCCCGTAGAATCGCCGCCGATCTCTCCGCCGCTGACTTGTCCAGAAGATCACCGAATGTTTTCATGAAGGCCTCTGATTGACGTTGCGCGTTCTGCAGCACGTCGGATTGAATCTCATCGGCGAACGTCACGCGAACCTGGGCTCCCTTCACAGCTTCTTTCATCTGATTCAGCTTGAATGTGTCGGCCGCTAGTTTATCTTCAAACTGTTTTATTTGTCTAAAAAGGGGTGCGTCCAAAGCTTCCAGATCAAAAGTAAATTGATTAACAATATCTTTAATTTCCCCTTTGCTTAATTGATCTATAGGTTGCAGATCTATTTCTCCTTTTCTGAATAATTTACTGTAGGCTGACGCGTAGAGTCCGTCCACCTGATTTCCAACCTTCTTCACATTGCTTGCAATGGTCTTCATCTCTTTCGGATCGATGGCGGAAAAATTCCCTTTTCAACCGGAAGCTTCGCCTTGCGATCCGAGAGTCGCGACCAACCGATCACGTATCGATCAGGAAAACCGTGAGTAGA